CTTCGAATCTAGGTTGTACAAAACCATTATCCCCATCAAGTATGTCACCTGAATCTTCTGTAGTTACAGTAGTTGTCGTTGTTGTTGTGGTAGTTTCTGTTATGACTGTGTATCCATCAGCACCATGTTCTGTGGTTTCTATTATATCTTCTACTATTGTTTCTTCTACACCTGGCGTACATACTCCTGTTGCTGTAACAGGACACTCAGCTCTAAGGGACGAAGGCAACAATGCCAGAATGCATAACCATGCCAGCAAGAATAAATTTGAGAAATTTTTGTCCATCCGTCAATCCAGTTGTTTTGTTTTCTTCTTTTTTTACCATTTCTACTTTCTTATATACTTCTGATCCTTCAGGTATCATGTCAGGGTTCTCTTCCCATTTAGCACGTGCACTATCACCTATATCACCCATGTAAGGACATACTGTGCCTGCCATATACATCGCATCCCACACACGAGGGTCAGCACATAATGTAGATACTGCAGCAACTTTCATGCCCATTGAGTATAAAGATCTAGATAATTTTATACGTTCACAATTTTCATCGGTGATTGTAATACCGCTGCTAATACCAAGGATCTGGGTTTGTACTGCACCTGCAGCTGCTGTCTTACACACGTCAGAGTTGTTTACTACAACACTAGGTGAGCTAGCAGTTGGTGGTGCCTTGTCCGTTACCACGGTCGAAGACACCGTTGTATTTGTATCAGCGCCCTTTGCGCTAGTTATAGCGGCAACGACTAATATAAAAGTTAAAATAAAAAATAATAATTTCATAAACTTAGCTTATGCATACCTTGTATAGGAAAAGCCTCGAAAGGTAAACAATACCCTGTTGTCTTTAAATTCTCTTTATATTCCAAGGGTTTAGACTCGTAAATGTTTAAATAAGTTGTCAGTGCTTGCATGCATTCTTCCTCGTTAGGATACAAAAAAGAATTGTTCTTTACTGAGGGCATACCAGGCATTGAGATTAATAAATATAGTAACCAAATTTTAACTGTCATTCTTGTTGTTTTAAATCATAAAAATAGTTTGTGTCATCACCAGCTGTCCATTTACTTTTGTTTTCAACGGAGTAATATTTACTTGACACTTTAAAATCAGGTTGCAATGTTTTAGCAGGCGTTAAGGATTTGTCGTAGAATATAACTCTATTATTAGGTTGGGCAGCGTAATGCCCATTATCTAATTCTATTATATTAAACGATTTGTGCTCCTCTGGGACCTCTGAGTAATTTACGTTAAGGATGTTTGTATCCGCATGGCAACTATCAATCGTAAATAAGTATTCACCATAGTACCATTTCTTTGATGGTGCAAGATATTTACAACGTGTTCCAGCAAGCGAGGATTTTTCTACAATAGTTATGTGGTAGCTAAATGCATCCCACAGTTCTAATTCTTCTAGTTCAAGACTATCTTTAATATCAGGGGAATTAACAAAAGCACTAATAGGGAGCTTATCATATAGAGCACCATATTCCGGCAGATACGTTTCAAAGTAGAGCGCTCTGCCTTGGATAGACTTACAAGTAACCCAAACACCTTCTACAAATTCTCCATGACCCTTTTGATGATCATATAGATATTCTTTTTTTATATATACTTTTGTTGGTGGTAGATTTGCTACTAGAAATGACATGGCCCCTCATATAATATTTATGTGGTTCGTATTTTAACCATTTTATAAATTTTTTCCAGTAATTTAACATAGTCCTTTAATTGGGGACCAAGGCACTACTTGAGTGCGCTTAGTCCACCGAGATGAAATGAAGTTGAGAACTTTATGTGTACATTATGTGTCAGTTTTGTGCAAGAAAAAAATGCTTGACATGTTTTTTATCCACAGTGTCAATAAAATAATTTTACTTGACATTTAAAAATGGCTGTTTTCTGCTAAATAAAATGCTTGTTTTGTTCACGTGAACATGGTATAAGCATCTATACGAAAGAGAAGGCCAACACAATTGCAATGGGTTGGTACTCTCTGGCTGAACAACAATCACAAAGTTGTAAAGCACATTTTTAGGGAAGTACGGACAAGTGTCTGAGGTAACTAAGGGTGGTACTGAAGTAGCGTTATTATGTAGAACATGATTTGTCGTGAAAAGGTTGTAGGTGCGGTCATGCAAATCCTGCGAGAGCTTTCGTATTAATAGAATTATGATTAGTATAAAAAAATTTGAAGAGTGGTTAAATAAATCTGATAAAGGTAATAAGATTACTTATTACCGTGGATATATTATGGCACCACAGCTACAGAAGTTTTCTCCTACTACTGATGAGCGTAGGGTTAATAGTCTAAAGCGGCACGTTCAAAAAATATACGATAAGGGTCTTATTACTTTGGTTCAAAAGAAACATGGTGATTTAGATTACGAATACATAGCAGTGAGGAAATGATGTGGGATATATTTTGGTTTTTTATGGTACCGATTAAAATTATTATTGGATTTTATTTGGCGTATCATGCGTCAATGTTTTTGTTAGGATTATTATGAGTGTGATTAAAGAGGTTAGTGTTCATGATGAATTAAAACGTGCACGTGATGAATTTTACGATGCGATGTTTGAAGGTGATGAAGAGCGTATGTGTGCAGCTAATAATGCTGTAGGTTATTATGAATCAATGGGTGGTATCTCGTGCCCCGAGTACCCAGGCTTTTAAGGAGAAATATATGGTAGATAGTTTAAAGCAGGCAGGCGTTGAGATTCGTAAGATATTATATGAGTGTGAACGTGATGGTGATAACTTTGATGTGACTCTTAATAAGGTGAGTGATGTGAAAGTTTTGGGTGAATCATTTTCTACGTTGATGCTGATGAAGATTATAGATAAGTTTGCTGAGGAATATGAAACGCGGAACAAGGCCCAGGCATCAGTACACACAGAGGAAGATTTAAGGGACCAGTACAATACGTCGGCTTCACGATGGAACCAAAATCTAAATTAATGGATATCAATTCAGTACCTATGGTACGTGTGACGTGGGTTGATGCTCGTGACACTGAAACAGGTTGGCTTGATATAAAAGATGTAATGAATGCACCTTTAGCTATTTGCCAGGAAGTTGGTTGGATGGCTGTTAATAATGATGAGAAAATAGTCATTATGCGTTCATATAGTAAAGATAAGGATGATACATCTGGTGGTGGCGCGATTGCTATTCCACAGGGGTGGATTAAAAAAATAGAATACTTACAGGTGGGACATGCAGACGTACGAAATTAATTTATGGTTAGATAAGAAGGTTATAGAGAAGGTTATTAAGCAATTTGAAAATGATGAGGAAGTACAGGAGTATATTAAGAACAATTTTGATACTACCCCAGACCCAGAATATCCATCATTAGATCCTACACGTGGTTATGTTAGACCTAAAGCATCCAAGTATATTATTACGTGGGCCAAGGTACACACATATGTAAGGAAGAAAGCACCAAATAGGATTGAGTTAACTGAAGACGAAAAAGAGATACAAAAGACTCTTGAGGCATCTATTACTAAAGAAGCTATTGATGAGTGGGGTCAAAATGAAATGTTAAGAGAAGTAAGCAAAGAATATTGGAGTCACCCAGATGCAAAAGGCCTTGAAGAAAAAAGATAAAGAAGGGTTAACACCCAAACAAAAGAAGTTTTATGATGTGATAAAAGACTTCGTAAAAGCTAATGGGTATGCTCCATCGTATGAAGAAATGAAACAATTGAATAATATGAATTCAAAGAGTCAAGTTCATGGATATGTGCACAGGCTTATAGCTCGTGGTTGGCTTAAAAATGGGAATGGCAGAAATCGGTCAATTTCTATTGTATGAGTCACATGTATAGTGTATATTTTGCTCAAAAGTTTTTTTTATTTTTAAATACCGGGATATTGGTGACACAGTGACACATTTGGTCAATTATCTATATAATTCAATTAGTTATGTTGTGTCACCTATGTGTCACTACTCTAAACAACGCAAGGCACTTTTTTGTTTTTTAAGAACTAAAATGAGTAAAAACTTAACTATACAGCGGGTTAGCGGATGGTAGATAAAAGATTGGTTGCCGACACAAGTGGTGACACAAAAGATATGTCTCTTAAACACCCTAAAGGAAGAGATGGGTTGACTGATAGGCAGAGGATATTTGTTAAAATTTATACTGATAATGAAGGTAGGTTGACTCCAACAGAATGTGCAAGACAAGCAGGTTACAAAGAAGAGAGAGCAGCTATCACTGCATCAGAACTATTAAATGGAAAACAACATCCAAAAGTAGTAGAAGCTGTTTTGGCAAGACGTGCGGAACTAGAAAAAACACATGAAGTTAAATTAAGTAAGCATGTACAAGAATTGGCTAGACTTCGTGATCGTTCTCTTTCAGAGAAGTCTTATAGTGCTGCTGTTAATGCTGAGCGGTTGCGTGGACAAGCTGCAGGATTGTACATCGATAGAAAAGAAATCAGAACAGGTTCAATTGACAGTATGTCTAGAGAAGAAGTTTTAGCTAAGTTAAAGGAAATAGGATTAGATGGAAAATTTAAAAAAGAAGGTAATCAAACTATTATTCAAGTCGAAGAGGAATCCAATAGCGAAGGACTTAAAGACATCACCCCAGTACAAACAAAAGATAGTAAAAAACAGAAAAAAGTATGACCGTAAAAGGGGAGACAAATTTTTGGAAGACTTTAAAGACATCATTAGAAGGTGGTGAATATATTGTTTCACGCCTTGAATCATACGTTACGCCAGGATTCCCGGATTGCCTTATTTATAACAAGGTTACAGGTTTCTTTACAATTGAATTAAAGGTTATTAATAGTAATAATAAGGTAACCGTTTCACCCTTCCAAATCGCATGGAATATGCGTCATAGTTTAGCAGGAGCAAAGTCATATATCTTGGTTGGGGGGCTTCCCAACCACCATGTTAAATTGTTTCATGGGTGCAAAACCAAGGAACTAGGCCAAAGCACCGTGGACCAAGTACCTGGGCTCTATGAAGGGAGGCTCGTGGACCTTGACCTAAGCAAAATCGTGTCAAACTCCGAAACTCCCTAATAATAATTTCTTGTGGACAAGCTGTGGATAAGTCGCAGCTACGCACCGGGCGCGCCCGCTGCCCAAACTCCCCAAACTCCCCTTAGTTTTTCCCAGTTTTCTGCGGATTCGTTTCACGCATCTCTGCAGCCCGGGCCAGGAAGCAGCGTAGCTTCAGTCCTGAAACTCCCAAACTCCCCAATGTTTCTCCCGTTTTTTTGTGGATCCTATCCTGCATCCCCAGCTGCCGGGCGCGCCGGGAGTTCTGTGGTTCATACCATTCAGGTAATGGTCGAAGTTCCGTGAAGCTCGGAAAGTTATCCACAACTAATTTGCGTGGGTGGTTGCATGTGATGTCATTAGGTGTTATATTATAGTTAGAAATATAACAAAGGAGTTAATATGGTTTTACCAGAAGATAGTAGCAATCCAATAGTGGAAGTGCTCAAAGAAATAGCTGAGTCTTTAGATAAGAACACAGATATACTAAATAGAATATGTAATCATTATGATTCGGTTGTTCCTGTAATGAAGAAGAATCAAGAAGTGGTCGCATTAGCAAACGAAGATAACCGAAGTACACTCGATAAGATGTATGACGGAATCTTCAGTACTAACGAGAGTTAGGCACATTTAGGGGGGGTTGTCAAACTCCCAAACTCCCCCTAACAAATTAACTGTGGATAACCTGTGGATAAGTCCCGCTGGGGCACCGGGCCCGCAGCGTACAAACTCCCTGAAACTCCCAAACTCCCCAATAATAAATCCAGGTTTTCTGCCGTTTTTTCCAAGCTGGTTTGTACACCGGGCGCGCCGGGGAACTAACGGAGGTGGGTAAAAATTTTGTGGCTGTTTTCTGCCATTTTATTTAGCCCGGGTCTTGACTTCAGGCTGGTGCTGCGTTATATAACCAGGAGCTGCAGGAGCTGCAGCGTTAGAATTAGAAAGGAATACAATGTTTGATTTTATAATAGGAATAATTTTGCCACTGAAATGGATCTTCCTGGCAGTGCTGGTATACTACATAATTACGAAGCTCGCTTAAACTCCCAAACTCCATTAATATTTATCCACAGGTTTCTGGTCCATGCGACATGTTGTCGCCCGGCCCGGGCGCGGTAGCGAGTTGACACGAATTACATTTCGTGTTATGCAGAAGATAGAAAGAGAAAGGATTACTATGATTCGTTGGAACAAATGGACTAGAGATTATACATATACTTATGAATGGCATGATGGGGCTTGGCGACTTATCCACAAGAAAAGTAATAGACCTGTTGTACATTGGGTGAAGTCATGGTATACTAAACCTAGTTATTTAACAGAGTGTGGTCAGCAACTAAGACGCTAACAGTAGATACAAGCACTCGAAGAGGCATGGTAGTTATATCTGTAAGTCCTCAAACTCCTAAACTCCCCAAACTCCCAAACTCCATTAATATTTATCCACAAGATATCCACAGGCACCGGGCCGCCCGGGCACGCAGGTGCTGATGCTGAAGTTCGGACATAAAAAAAGGGGATATAAAATCCCCTTGATAAGATTGAGTATAGTGAATTGAGGCTAACTCAATCCTAACCTTTTTAAGATATAACCTATATCTGATTGCATGTGCTGTATTAAATCCATTGAATTAACATCTCTGTCTTTATTCATTGATGCCCATTCAACTACTGAATTACACAATACACCAGAAATAAGTTTCCAGTCTGGACTATCTTTTGCAGGAAGGGTGCAGTTCTGAAAGTCTGCTAATTCTCCTGTTGCGTCTTTGTCTTTGACTAACTCCACTAAGCTCTCGATTAGTGGGGTTATGTTTACATTGTTCTTAGTAATTAAATCATTTGGCATTATACTGTCCTTCCATTTATTTCTAATATAGTTTCTGGGTTAATGTTAGCCCAACGTCTATGATTAGGGTTTAAGCCATTACCTACACGATAGGCTAAGACATAATTAGGTAGTTCGTTAATACTATCTCTAGTACCAAGTTCAGTATTACGCCAAGCATGAGTACCTAAGATACCTCTTTTAATCTTAGATATATCACCCTTATTGTTTATCCATTTGCAAGAGAAGAAACCATTTCCTACTATTGCTTTGAAGTCTTGTTTAGTCATGTTTACCTCAATTCTATTTCTATCTATTGTGTATCATAGCTTACTAATTAATTATATAGCTAATTAAATTAGTTGTGGATAAGTCGGCACTATATGTAGTGGTGCGACAAAATGCCGCGGCCCGGGATGTAGTATGCTCGGCGCACTATTACCTACTAGATCTAGCGGTGCGACACAATGTCGCAGGCGGCGCCCGGGAACTCCACACGGACCTACCAAATCTGCGAGGGGGCGCCCCCCCCTTTATAGCTAAAGCATGCTTTTATTTTTTAAGGGTAAGATTGAGGGTGACAATGATCACCAAAAACGTTATATATCGAAGTTCGAAAAAATTTTTAAAAAATGGAAAATGTTTCGCAACTAGAAAAGCTAGATACTCAAACCCTCAAATATCTTTTAAAGAATGCGGTTGTTGAAAAACAAGAAGAAACGCAGTCAGATTTTTTAAAATTTGTAAAAACAGTTTGGCCTGAATTTGTTGAGGGAAAGCATCATAAAATTTACGCGGAAAAATTAAACCGCATTGCCAATGGTGAGCTCAAACGCCTTATTGTAAATATGCCTCCAAGACACACTAAATCAGAATTTGCGTCGCATTTATTTCCGGCGTTTTTTATGGGAAGGCATCCTAAATCTAAACTAATACAAACTACACACACTGGTGAACTAGCAATTCGATTTGGACGTAAAGCAAAAAATTTGATAGAGTCAGATGAATATGAATCCGTCTTTCCCGAAGTTACTTTGGCTGCAGATTCAAAAGCTGCAGGACGTTGGGAATCTAATCATAAAGGTGAGTATTTTGCTGCTGGTGTGGGTGGTGCTATTACTGGTCGTGGTGCCGATTTGCTTATTATTGACGATCCGCATTCCGAGCAAGATGCTTTATCTCCTTCTGTTCTTGATGGTCATTACGAGTGGTATACTTCTGGTCCACGTCAACGTTTACAACCTGGCGGCGCGATTGTTTTAGTCATGACCCGTTGGTCCATTAAGGATCTAACAGGACGCTTGCTCCAAGCACAAAGTAAAGACCCAGCTGCTGACCAATGGGAAGTAGTCGAGTTTCCAGCAGTTATTAATGATAAACCTATGTGGGGCAATTTCTGGTCCATGGACGGTCTGAATTCTGTTAAAGCATCAATTCCCATTACCAAATGGAATGCACAGTGGATGCAGAATCCCGTGGCCGAGGAGGGTGCACTTATAAAACGTGAGTGGTGGAAAGAATGGGAACCAGAAAAAATACCAGAGTTACAGTATATTATACAATCGTATGATACAGCTTTTACCAAAAAAGAAACAGCCGATTATTCAGCAATTACGACGTGGGGTATATTTACTCCAGAAGATGGGGGTAGACAGAACATTATCCTTTTAGACGCCAAGAAAGGACGGTGGAACTTTCCTGAGTTAAAAGAGAAAGCACAAGAAGAATATAAGTATTGGGAACCAGAGGTTGTATTGGTCGAGGCCAAAGCGTCCGGGTTACCACTTACACATGAATTACAAAAGGTTGGCATACCTGTAATTAACTTTACACCGTCAAAAGGAAATGATAAACATGCAAGAGTGAACAGCGTAGCACCGCTGTTTGAATCAGGGGCAGTATGGGCTCCTAAAGATAGACGTTGGGCCGAAGAAGTCATTGAAGAATGCGCAGCATTCCCATTTGGCGATTATGATGATTACGTGGATAGCATGACGCAGGCATTAATGCGCTACCGTCAAGGTTATTACGTAGAACTAAAGGACGATTTTGCGGATGAACCAACAGATAAACGAAGACAAGAATACTATTGATAGAGGTGTAAGTGACTTTACGTCATTTGATCTATTGGAACAACCTTCCGAATTTAAAACACAAATAGACGAGCAGTACAAAGTAGAAGATGATTTAGCAGAAGATCCTAAATTTTTAAAATCTGCAGTACCAGGAGCTGTAAGTGCAGTTGTCACAGATACATTAGGTGCAGTTAATGTTTTAAATCCATTATATTTAGGAGAAGGGGATTCGGAAGATTACGGAGCTATTGATTATTTCTCCAGTGTATTTGATGGTGCTATTAGTGGTAAAACCCGTGAAGGCGAAATGTTTATTTCTCAAGAAGATCTTGCTGCTAATCCTAATTTAAGGGAATGGATTAATAATACACAACAAATAATGAAAAGTAATGCTCAAGATAGTATAACAGCTTTTTCAAAATCAAAAAATCTTATGGATGATGAAGCTTTTCAACAATATTATAATAATGCTTTTGTTTTGGATCCTAATATGGAATTAGAAGAAACTAAATTTTTATTTAAAACAGTAAATCAATTTCATAATTCACAACCATTTGAAGCGGTTCCTACAGGAGGTATTATTATTAATCAAAATATGCTTCCTGAAATGCCAATGGATGCAGATCCTAAATTTACTAAAGATGGCGATTTATCTTTACCTTATGCAGGTTTATATGGATATAATGATGAAGGGGAGTTTGTAATGAAACGACCTTCCATGTTTAGGTTTACTGATGAGTTAACACGCGGAAAAGAAGGGCCAGCTTTCTTAGAAGCAGCTGAGGATTATTTATACCCTAACATTAATGCAAGTTTTTCTTATGGAGACACACCTGAAGAAACTTATGGTTACATGGCAGGACAAATTACACCTAGTGTGGCTGGATTAGCCAGCTTAGCTAAAAGTGGAGTTAAAACAGCTGTTCGAGGTGGACAAGGAATTATGAATTTAATAAGAGGAAATAAAGGGACTCCTAATATAAATCTTTCTAAAATAGAGCCTTATATAGCATCAAACATGGACCAAGGACTTGGTAGCGTAGAAAATCAAATGAACTTATTTGATAAATAATGGGATCTAGAGATAAAATAATAACAGCTCCTGTTGAAGCTGTTAAAACAGCTTTAAATATAGGAAAAACAGGTACACCTAATATAAATCTTTCTAATATTAAACCTTATAATCCTGTTACAAACCCTACTACTAACTTTAACGTAAACTCACCTGCGTATCAAAACACAATGAAATATGTTGTGGATACAATAAAAACAGGCCCATTTGAAAAAACAGAAGATGTCGATAATTTAATAACTGGATTGTTAACCCCAAAAGAAGATAGAGTTTTTTACGGAAGTAAAAATCCACGACCTCATAACTCTTTAAGAAAATTTATTAATCATTCTAATGAATCTGATCAATTTAAAGAAAATGCTTTAAAAGTTATTAATGACCATGCTCAGCTTAAAGGAGGACAAATTACCCCTAATGTTCGTGAAGCAAAAATTCAATATTATTATAATTCCTATAAGAATCAATTAAATTCAATAAAAAAAGTAATGGACGATGAAGGAATTAGCATGTCGCAAGCATATGATAAAGTTTTTGGTAATAAAGTACGTTCAACTAAATCTTTTTTTAGAAAAGATAAATGGAATCAACATGCAGAACGTTTAAAAACAGAAGATAAAAATCTTTATAATTATTTTGTATCAAAAATTAAAGAACCTTCACAACCTGGAACATCTAGACAAATACCAGAGTTAACTACAAAAAAAGGATATGAAGATTACAAATATAATCCTCGTTTTGAAAAAAATTCTTTATATTCTAAAATGTTTAAAAAATTTCAAGATGAAAAAAATTATCCAGCATTAAATCAATTAAAAAATGAAATGAATTTAGCACAATTACATTCTCTTGCCGATACGGTTGTTAGAAGTGATGCTAAAACAATTGAAATAACAAATAGGATTAAAAAACTTGCCAGTAAATATGAAATGATTCCTAAAAAATATTTAAAAGAAGTTACATATCCAAATTATCCTGGTACATCAAAAATGAATAGAATACAATCCGACATAGAACTAGGACCTAAAGGTGGTGGAGCCGGATTTATTGATCTTTTAGTGGAAAAATATAAAATTTTAGGACATACATTTACTTCTGGAAAAAAAGCTGGAGGAAATTGGAAATATAAAAATCCAGGAGATTTATCCCAGAAACAAATAGATAGATTAAAACAAATTAATAACCAATTAAATGATTACGAAAAACAAATGATGAATAATGGAATTGAAATTAAATTTTATGATCCAAGAAATGATACATTACAAACGTTTGGTAAAAGAGACGAAAATATTATTCAATTAATAAATCAATATAAAGAAGGAAATAGGAAAGACGGTGGACTTGTTCGTCCAAACATGGCAATAGGTGGAATGGCAAGACGAATGATGGCAATAGGAGGAGACATGTCACAGTTTACAGAAACAGAAGAAGTAGTATCCACGCCTGATGGCATGGAAGGACAGGTTGATTTAGCCATGAGCTTTAAAAATCCATTTAAAATCAAAAAACCACCACCACTATTTGACGAATCTGCTTCTAATTTAAAAATTTCAGGAGCTGTGGACGATATAAAAGCCACAGAAACCGTAGCAGACACGAATAAAGGTATATTTACTCTAAAATCAGAGACAGAAATCATGAATTCGCCCCAAGAAAGCATGGTCGGCGGTCAATGGCTTGGTTTTTTAAAGAAAAAAGGCGTTTCAATCACGGAATTAGACGAATTTGGCCTAGGCAACTACTTAAATGCCAATCAAAACGTTAAAATCACTAAAAATGACTTAATGAACGCGTATAAAGACTTAAAACCAATTATTACGTACGATATTCATCAAAAAGAGCCTTTTCAAAAAGGTGCTGATGATCTTTTAAGTTTTTTAACAAGACGTGATAGTGGTGGAGGTTATTACCATGGACAAAAAGGTATAGAAGAAATACGTGGATTAAATAATAAACCGCAAGATATTGCTGGTGATTCCATGCGTGTTCAACTAGCTGAAATATTTAAATCACCAGGCGGCGATGCAACATTAATGATGGACCAAGGTGCAGAGACCATTAACAAAGTCTTTAAACAATTCTACGGCATAGATAATGTTTTAAAAAATGGTATTCCTGAGGGATCTAAGATTCCTTTTTATTCTAAAAATCTTGTAGAGAGATTTAAACGTTTGCACAGTGGTGATGGTTTTTACATGAGTAAAAAAACACCAAAACACGAAGGTGTACAGTTCTTGGACGGAGGAACCGGGTACATAGAAATTCCTATTACTTATAACCCCAATCCTAAAGGACCAAGGGTCAAGGAACCTGCTTATACAGAAGGATCAGGACATTTTGCTAACGTGAAAGGAAACCATCCTGTTTTCTGGATGCGTGCTTCTGAAAGAACTGATGAAGCTGGTAGACGTGTATTATTCATTGAAGAAATACAATCGGATCTACACCAAGGAGTACAACAAAAAGGTAAAAAATATTCACCGCGTTTGGATAAACCTGGAAAAGTAAATATAAGTAATTTAAACTCGCAAAGAATAAAACTTGCTGATGAGCTAAATAAAATAACAGATCAGATAGATAAAGTTAAAGGGCACACGGATCCTTCTACACAAACAGTATTGGCGCGATTACAAACTAAACGTTATAGTATTAGAGAAGAATTAAATGCAATTAATAAACAATTAGATGAAATGGATATGACAGCTGATGGTGTTCCAGAAGCTCCGTTTAAAAAATCTGAAAATCAGGCAAAAATAGCTATTAAAATAGCACTTAATTTAGCACGCGAAAATGGATATGACGGTGTAGTAATGATTTCCGGCAAAGCTAAAAATTATGGTGCTAACGCATCTGGAACAAATGCTAAAGGTAATTTAGGATTTTATAATAACATTGCAGCTAAAGCGATGAAGAATGCGGCAAAGAATAATGGACTTGACTTTTCGTCTACAAACATTAAAGACGGTAAAGGAAATACGTGGGCAAAATTGCCTTATATTAATATTAAAGGTACACCAACACAACCAGTGGACATGTATAAAAACACAGGAGGCTATATTCATTACCCCTCTTTTGTTGATGTTGTCCCAACATTATGATAGGATAAAAGAATGGTAACTCCTAAAACACGTCCCATCCCTATGAGCACTATTGAAAAAGCAATCGGTCAACTTGCGAGTGGTGTAGAGGTTGGAGAAAATGAAGTAGCAACAGATATAACTATACCTGATGCAAATGTCACAATGGAAGATCAAGTAGAAGTAACAGAACTCCCAGATGGTGGTGCTGAAATTAATACTGATTTAAGTGAAACAATTGACCAAACAAACATTCCTTTTGATGCTAACTTAGCTGATTATCTTTCTGAGACTCAACTAAGAGAAATATCTAGCTCTTGTGTTGCATCTTATGAATCTGATTTTGATTCCAGAAAAGATTGGCACGATACTTATGTTAAAGGTTTAGATATGCTTGGATTTAAGTATGAAGACCGTAGTCAACCATTTGAAGGTGCAAGCGGTGTTGTCCATCCATTATTATCAGAATCAGTTACACAGTTTCAAGCACAAGCATATAAAGAATTATTACCACCAGGTGGACCTGTTAATACAGAAATAGTTGGTGAGATTACCCCACAAGTAGAAGAACAAGCTAAGCGTGTAAAAGATTACATGAACTACGAAATTACACATGTCATGAAAGAATATGATCCAGACATGGATCAATTATTATTTTATCTACCTTTAGCTGGTTCAGCATTTAAAAAAGTTTATTATGATTCATTATTACAACGTGCTGTTTCTAAATTTGTTGCAGGCGAAGATTGTGTTGTAAATTACATGGCATCCTCATTAGAAGATGCACAACGTATTACACATGTTATTAAAACTTCTTCTAACGATTTACGTAAACAACAAGTACAAGGTTTTTATCGTGATGTAGAATTATCCTCAGGATCAGTTTCTACTATTAATGATATTAAAGAAAAAGTTAACGAACTAGAAGGTTTACAAAATACTTTAAGTGAAGATGATAACGAACATATAATTTTAGAGATGCATGTTGAAGCTGACATACCAGGATTTGAAGATCCTAATGGTGTTAAACTTCCATACATCATTACTATTGATCAATTTAGTGAAGAAGTTTTATCTATTAGAAGAAACTATGCAGAAGACGACGCACTAAAAGCAAAGAAACAATACTTTGTACATTATAAATTTCTCCCGGGTCTAGGCTTTTATGGCTTTGGACTAATACACATGCTAGGTGGGTTATCGCGAACAGCAACAAGTGTTTTGCGGCAGTTAATTGATGCTGGTACACTCGCTAACCTACCGGCAGGATTTAAGGCAAGAGGAATGCGTGTACGAGATTCAGACACTCCTTTACAACCTGGTGAGTTTAGAGATGTAGATGTAACTGGTGCTTCTATTAAAGAATCATTATTACCTCTTCCATATAAAGAACCATCACAAGTTTTATTTGCTCTACTAGGTTATTGTGTAGATGCAGGTAAATCATTTGCAGCAATTGCAGATATGAAAATGGGTGAAGGTAATGAACAAAATCCAGTTGGTACAACACTAGCATTGTTAGAACGTGGTACTAAAGTGATGAGTGCTATCCATAAAAGATTGCACTATGCACAAGGAACTGAATTTAATTTATTAGCTACTATATTCCAAACATCTTTACCGCCGGAGTATCCATACATGGTACGTGGTGGAAATCGTATGATTAAACAAGCTGATTTTGATCAACGTGTTGATATTCTACCTATATCTAATCCAAATATATTTTCTATGTCACAACGTGTTATGTTGGCACAGCAACAATTACAATTAGCACAAGCTAATCCTGGGTTACATAATATACGTGAAGCTTATAGAAGAGTTTATCAAGCATTAGATGTAGATAATATTGATGCTATTTTAAAACCAGATCCTAGCATTCCACAACCAAAAAGCCCTGCAATGGAAAACTCATTAGCGATGCGTGGTGAACAACCAAAAGCTTTTGCACAACAAAATCATAAAGCACATATTGACACACATGGTGAATTTATGTTTACAAGAATGGTTCAAATTAACCCGCAGTTATACGCAATGATGGAAAGTCATGTAATGGAACATATTTCTTTAATGGCTGCATTGCAAGTTGAACAGGAAATGAAAGAGCAAGAAATGCAACTACAACAAATGATGCAACAAGCTCAACAGAATCCACAAATGGCACAACAAGTAGAACAAGCTAAACAACAATTTATAAATGAAAAAGAATCTAAAATTGCTGAATTAGAAGCTGTGATGATTGCACAGATGGCAAAAGAAGAGCAAATTAAAGCTGGTAATGTGGAGCAAGATCCATTGGTAAGATTAAAACAACAAGAGATTGATCTTAAAGCAGCAGAAGTTGCAGCTAAAGCAGAGACGGAAGATAATAAAATTTTAGCAGATATTGGAATTGAAGCAGAAAAAATAGATCTTGCACGTGAGCAAATGAAAGGTAAAATGGAAGAAACAGTTGTTAAAGAAGGTATAAAAGCCATCGAAGAAACAAACAAAGAAACTATTGAGGATATTCGTCAAAACATGGAAACTTTACGAGAAGACCGTAAAATTAAAAGTGCAGAACGAATTGCTCAAATGAATGCGAGGAAAAATGGTAAATCAGAAAGTTGACAAGATTGCTGAAGCTATGATAAACTTAGAGAAATCAGCACGTGCTGAGATTAAAAGTGATGAAGAAAAATTATTGGTTGCAAGTGCGCTAATGGCTGTTACAAGGAACCTGTATATTGAAACGATCGGTGCAGAAGATGCTGCACATGTGTTTGCTAGCGTAGCAGACAGTTTTTTATTTATAGAAGAAATCGTGGATCAACATAAACCAACTATACATTAGGAGGAAAGATGAAATTATTAAAAGATGTTTGGGCTCACTTAAAAGAGTGGTCGGACTGGGGCATAAAGGACTGGATTAAAGCCGGTATCGTTGCCTTGGTAGTAATTTTAATTTTAAAATCAGTGTTAGGTGCGTAATGGTATCTGACGCTCGTGACGCTTACAGAGCTGGTATTTCGGGGGCCAGGAGTTATCCTGGCAACCCGGATTCTTTTCGAAGAGGAAGAAAATCAGCAGCCGATTTTAGACGTAATAGAAGATTTAATAAACCTAAAAGAAAAGCTCCATCTAATCGTTGGGATAGAAAATTAGGAAGTTTTATTAAAGATAAAGCTAGTTCAGGAATTGGAGCTTTTGGTACTGCCGTAAAAGCTGCGGATGAATTGCTGTTTACTCCAATGAGAAAAGCTTCACAAAATAAAAAGTTGATGGGTGATCTTTATAAAGATAAAGAATATAGAGACAATGTAAAAAAATCTTTAATGACTGGTTTTGGATTAAGAAAAGGTCAAGAAGGATATGAAGGATCTGATCAACAATTTTACGATAAATACACGATGCTTGCTGGACTTGCTAGTGATAATGCAGAAAAACAACGTTTACAAGGTATCGCTGACTCAGCTTTTAGAAATGCACAAATTTCAAGTAGATTAAATTATGGTTTAGGCACATTAGGATTTGACACTATTGGTAAAGAACCTTTTGAATCTTATACAAAACCAATGTTTGGTGAATCTACTTCAAGATTTAATCAAGAAAATTTTATGTCTGGTATTGAATCTACTCCTACTGGAAAAGCATTTATGGCAGAAGCAATGAAAGCAAAAGCAAATGACGATGGCAAAAGTATGATTGGTGATGCTTTAAAAAATTATGGAAATAGAGATGTTTTATTAGATATGAATGTTCCTGTTCAAGATAAATTTTTAGAGCAATTTGATATTGCAGAAGCATTGACTCCACTACAAAAACATCTTTTACAAAGTCAAGCTCAAGGAAGAGGTGGTTACGATGAAGATTCAGAACAAGCAATGATTAATGCTGGTTTTGATATGGACTATATTGGTCCTAGAACTAGAATGGCTATAAGTAGATATCCATAATGGTTGATACTTGGAATATTCATCGTGATGATGACGTAAACACAGGAACATCTACAGGAACATCTACAGGAACATCTACAGGAACCACTTGGCCCGGAGCAGGCATGGGTTCTGGAAGTGGATCTAGTGGCACAGGCACAACAACAGGAACTACTTGGCCCGGAGCAGGCATGGGTTCTGGAAATACTACTAATAATACTACTACTACTACTAATAATACTACTAATAATCATCATCATGGAATGCCACCAGGAGGAGGAGCTGGTTTTACAATACCTACTCCTGGACCTACAGAAGAAGAAATTAAAATGGCTCGATTTAAAGAAGCACAAGCCAATTATGCTAATTATGGAGATGACCTTAATTTATGGTTGGAAGATCCAACTGCTTATGAAGATGCTGTTGATATGGGATTTTTTACTGCTCAAAATGAAGGAGTACTTGGAGGCGTTTCAGAATACGAAAAACAAACAAATTTATTAAAAAAAGCCATTGCAAACAAAGTTGGCAAAATGAATACACAAGGGTTAACTGATGCTCAATTTGAATCAGGATTAACAGGTTTACCAGAATATGAACAACTTTTAAAATTATTCGGTGGGAATCAAAACGCTATGCTAAATACGTTATTTGATCCAGAAACTTTTGCTGTAACAGATCAAGGTTTTGCAGGAACTTTTGATCCAAATGTAAATACTGGTTTTGATCAAACTGGAATTAATACTTTCGCAGACACAGAAGGTGACCCTGAAAAATATAAAGCTTTTAATCTTTTAAACGATCCAAATGCTGATCCGTGGAGTGATGAATATTTTGATGCTTTAGAAAAAATAGGTTATAACTGGGGTCCTTCTTTTGATGAAAATTGGTACGGAGGAGATTATTGGGATGATTATTTAGGAGAATACTACGGACCAACAGATAGATATGATAAAAATAAAAGATGGCAACAAAAATCTTTAGGTGAAATTTTACAACAAGGGCCTGCTGGATTTGGTGATCTTCAAACAATTTACGGAGAAGAATTAAGTGAAACAAGTGGAAATCCTTTTGCCGCTGTGGCACAATATAATAAACAAGGAGCATTCTCACCAGCGTTTGGTGAAACTATAATTACGGAGTATTCATAATGTGGCAACTATTAGCTAAGCCCTTATTAGGCGTAGTAGCAGATGGAGTTAAAGGCTTCGTGGCTACGAAGAAAATGAAAGGTGAGCTAAAGCTTACTGAAATAAAAGCAGCAAAGAAATTAAAAGAAGACCAGATTGCTGGAAAAGTGAAATGGGAGCAAAGTGCCGTGGACCAAATGAAAGGGTCGTGGAAAGACGAAGTGAGTTTAATTGTGCTACTTCTTCCAGCCGTTTTAGTATTCACGCCTTTTCAAGAACATATACATAAAGGGTTTATCGCCCTCCAGGATTTGCCGTCGTATTACCACAATTTGTTGTACATTGCGATTTCAGCGAGCTTCGGCATCAAGGCAGGATCTAGTGCAATCAACATGTTTAAAAAATAATGACACTTAAAAAATATCAAAATAAAACAGGCGGATTAAACGATGCTGGAAGAAAACATTACGGTGTTAAGTCACCCGTTTCAAAAGGTACCAATCCAAGAAGAATTTCTTTTGCCGCTAGATTTGGAGGCATGAAAGGTCCTATGAAAAAACCTGATGGCAGCCCTACCCGTAAAGCACTTGCACTTAAAAAATGGGGATTTTCTTCACCTCAAGCAGCCACTAATTTTGCAAACAAAAATAAAAAAACAGTATAATGCCATTTAAATCAGAAAAACAAAGAAGATATTTATGGGCTAATGAGCCTGAAATAGCAAAGGATTGGACGGAAGAGTACGGAAGTACACCAGTTAAAAAAAAGGTCGGTGGTGTAGTTCAAACAACAGTTAAGCCAAGAGGTTTTAACTTGATGTTGCCCAATAAAAGACCTATAACAAAAATATATTAGGAGATAACTATGGTTGGAAAAATTATGTCAAGACCCGAAAAAAGAAAAACACCGGGCAAAAAAATGTCTACTACTACTTATAAATCTGGTGGTAGAGTTAAGAAAAATACTGGTGGATCTATGAGTCAAGGTTACAACGCTAGATTAGATGAATCTTTAGGTGCAAGAAATGGAGCAAAATCTCAATCTTTAGCATCTAGAAGAAATGAATCTAAAGGCATGGAAAAATCTATGGGTAAAGGTGCTTACTCTGGAGCTAAAACTATGGCTGCACGTGGCGGAAGAATTAAAAAATCAAAAGGTGGAACAGCTAGAAAGAAGTAGTTCATGGAAGACGTAACCGCGATTTACGTGATCTTAAAAAGATTGCGTACGCGCAAAGAAGAATTAAGAGAGATTATTGCAGCAGGCTTGCCAAGTATGGACGAGTATGCTAAAGCAGTAGGTGAGCATAAAGCTTACACAATAATGGAACAGGAGATTCAAGACCTGCAGAAAGACGAGGATAACAATGACAGAGAAGGAACTGCCCAAGCGTAGATTTGCGCTTGAAGAAAAAGATTTGGCTGTAGAAGCTGATGAAAATAATAAGATAGCGGAAGAAAAAGAAAACCGTTTTCTTAAAAAGTTACAAGAAGATGCTACTGCTGGCATAGAACATTTACCCACTGATAAAGTTTTAGATAGGTTACCAGATCCTACAGGATGGCGTTTGTTAGTTTTACCATACAAAGGTCAAGGTAAAACAAAAGGTGGTGTAATATTAACAGATGAAACTATGCAAGAACGTGGCTACACAACAGTGACTGCTTTAGTTCTTAAAATGGGTGATGATTGTTATGCTGAAGATAGGTTTCCAAAAGGACCGTGGTGCAAGAAAGGCGATTGGATTATATTTGGTCGTTATGCTGGATCAAGGTTTGGAATAGAAGGTGGAGAAGTGAGAATACTAAATGATGACGAGATAATTGCTGTGGTAAAAGACCCAGAGGATATCTTGCAATATAAATAGAACAGGAGCAAAATATGCCTGCAATAGAGACGCAAGCCGAAGCCGATGAAAAAATGGTCGATCTTCCTTCTACTGGAAATTCTGTTGACGTTAAATTAGACGATACAGAAAAGAAAATTAATAAGGAAGATGATGTTGAAGTAGTCAATGAATCTAAAGAAGTTGTTATTGAAGAGAAAAAAGAAACAGCTTCTGAAGGTGAAATGGAAGATTACGGGAAGAAAGTTCAATCCCGTATAGACAAATTAACTAAAAAAGTACGTGAAGCTGAAAGACGAGAAGCTGCTGCTGTTGAATATGCTAAAGGTGTTCAAGATCAAGCGCAGTCTTTACAAAATAGAGTTGGAAATCTAGATCGTGGTTATGTATTAGAATACAGTAATAGAGTTAAAGCTCAAACTGAGGATGCTAAAACACGACTTAAAGAAGCTATGGATGCAGGAGATATTGATTCTCAAGTAACTGCACAGCAAGATCTTGCTAGATTAGCTATTGAAAGTGAACGTGTAAAAGCAACTGAGGCTAAACGTGAAAGAGCTAAAGAAGCGGCTGAAAGACAACAATATCAGCCACCTAACCCTCAACAACAATATCAACAAAGACCTCCACCAGCACGACCAGATCCTAGAGCGGAAGAATGGGCTGAAAAGAATGAATGGTTTGGACAAGATGAACCAATGACCTTGACTTCTTTCTCAATTCATCGTAAACTAGTGGAAGAAGGATTTGACCCCAAGAGCGATTCGTACTATAATGAAATAGACAATCGAATGAGGGAAACATTTCCTCACAAGTTTGAACAACAAGTTTCGCCTTCCCAAACGGTTGCTTCTGCAAATAGAAGTACACCTGGAGTAAAGCGCAAAGGTACTGTGAGACTCACACCATCACAAGTTGCCATAGCTAAAAAGTTAGGTGTGCCACTAAGCGAATATGCGAAATACGTGAAGGAGTAAGCATATGAATGATAAAGTAATGAAAACTAAACTACCATCACGCGAATCCGAAACCAGATCTCGTAATGAGAAAAGGAAACCATGGGTTCCACCATCGCAACTAGACGCACCACCTGCACCTGCTGGATTTAAACACAGATGGGTAAGGGCCGAGTCTGTAGGGCAGCAAGATCAAAAAAATGTTTCTGCTAAACTACGAGAAGGTTGGGAATTTGTTCGTGCAGACGAATATGATTCTAACATTTGGCCACAAATTGATTCAGGTAAATATGAAGGTGTTATAGCTGTCGGAGGTTTAATGCTAGCAAGGATTCCGCTAGAGACCGTTAAAGAACGCGCAGAACATTTTGCAAAAGTAACGCAAGATAAAGATGATGCGATCGCTAATGATCCTCTAAAGGACCAACATCCTAGTATGCCTGTTTCGAGAGAAAGCAGGTCGCAAGTAAGTTTTGGTGGCAAAAAATCTAGTTAGATTTTAAACCCCTAAATTACAATTTTACTTTATCCATTAGGGATAAAGTATAACTTTTTAACTATGAGGAAAAATCATGGCAAATAAAAATGCGCCATTTGGTTTTAGACCTGTAGGTGAACTTGGAAGTGGCATTCAAAATGGTGGTACTTCTAAGTATAAGATCGCTTCAGGAGAAACTGACGTTATTTATAAAGGTGATGTTGTACAATTAGAAACTACTGGTTGTATAACTGTTAGTGGTAATACTACTACTGGAAACATTGGAGTATTTAACGGTTGTTTCTACAACGATCCAACTACACAAAAACCAACATGGAAAAACTATTACCCTGGTAGCATAACACCTACTGTGGGCGATATCGACGCGTTCGTTTATGATGATCCAAACATGCTCTTCGAAGTTCAAGCTAATGGAACTATAGCACAAACAGCAGTTGGAGATAACTGCGATCAAGTTTATAGTGCTGGTTCTACTATCAATGGACAGTCTAAATCTGAATTAGGTTCCGTCGCTGGCGGCACCGCTCAATTTAGAGTAGTAAGAATCTGCGAAGACCCAGATAATAGTGATATTGCAAGTGCAAATTCAAATTGGATTGTAAGATTCAATGAGCATCTGTATTACAATAACGCTGCTGGAATTTAACCTATAGGAGATATTGAACAATGGTAATTTCAAGAATGCAATTGGTCAAAGAGCTCGAACCAGGGTTAAATGCACTGTTCGGGTTGGAATACGACCGATACGAAAATCAAGACAAAGAAATATTCGATTCAGAATCATCTGATCGTGCTTTCGAAGAAGAAGTAATGCTCGGCGGTTTCGCCAATGCAGCTGTAAAGCCGGAAGGCCAAGGAGTATCATATGAAGATGCTCAAGAAACTTACACTGCTAGGTACACTAACGAGACTATTGCTTTAGCTTTTGCACTGACAGAAGAAGCTGTAGAGGATAATCTTTACGACAAACTTAGCACTCGCTATACTAAAGCATTAGCGCGTTCTATGGCTAACACTAAACAAGTTAAAGCTGCAAACATTCTTAACAGAGCGTTTAACAGTTCTTATCTTGGAGGGGATGCAAAGGAGCTTTGTGCGACTGATCACCCAACTCTTAGTGGAAACCAAAAGAATGAGCTTACAACTGCAGCTGACTTAAACGAAACTTCGCTTGAGCAGATGTTAATTGATATTGCTGACATGAAGGACGAAAGAGGATTAAAGATTGCCCTTAGAGGTATGAAAATGATCATTCCAGTAAACCTTCAGTTTGTAGCTGAGAGACTAATGAAATCTGCTGGTAGAGTAGGCACTGCTGATAATGATATCAACGCAATCAAATCAATGGGTATGGTACCTGAAGGATATGTTGTAAACAACTTCCTTACTGATACTGATGCGTTCTTCATTAAAACAGATGCACCTAATGGACTTAAACACTTTGTGAGAGCTCCAATTAGAACTGCTATGGAAGGCGATTTTGATACTGGAAACGTTAGATACAAAGCCAGAGAAAGATACAGCTTCGGCTGGTCTGACTGGAGAGGTATCTTTGGTTCACCAGGAGCTTAATAACTTTAGAAGGGGCGAAATTAGTTCGCCCCTTCTACCTAGTAAACAGTTACCGAGGCTGGCTAGGCAGTACAGTATAGTGACGAGGTAACTAAAGCCCTATACAGGCAAGGAGTATAACAATGGCTACACATTTTAAAGGCCCAGTACTATTCTCAAATGCATCAGCATTTGAAAACTTAAAAATGTCTATGTGGCCTGATCAATTCACCTATATGGATGATTTTAATCAGGGCGCGTTAGATACAACAAACGATTGGACTATTGTAAAAGATTCAGGTGCATCAGCAGCGATTGCAGCAGATGGCACAGGTGGTGAAGTAAATTTAACTTCAACAGCTACTACTGATAATGATGGTGCATCAATTCAAGCTAAACAAGAATCATTTGCTTTACCAACTACTGCAGGTGATAAACTTTATTTTGAAACTAGAGCAAAAATATCAGATGCTACACAAACTGATTTCTTAATTGGTTTT